TCACCTGAAAATCCGATGTCCTGTTCGGTGTTATCGCTCGCGCGCCGAACACGAATAGCTGAACCAGCATAGGCCGCGCGCAACTTGCGAAGACTATATGCCGCGTAAGCCGAGGTAGAGATTGCATCTAGCGCGTAAGTGGACGCGGATATTGTGTAAGCAGCCGATGCAACCGCGCTGTCTTCGTAATACGGCGGGCCATCAATATACCCCGTCGCCTGCACGGTCTGAGTCGTGCTGACGGTGATCGCTGAGGTGTAGTCAGACCCAGCCGAACGCGACGGAGTCGTCACACCATCGACCGAATATTTCTGTCCCGTCGCCGTGCCGTAGTCGATAGTCACAGTCTGCGCCGACGAGTAGGTGCCTGCGGGAGGGGAGAACGTGGGCGTCGGTACCGTGCCAGCTCCAACAATCGTCGGGGTCACGCCGCCGCCGAGTCCAGTGACAGTCGGCGTCCCGTTCGTGCCATCCGCAGCTAACCAATTCGTCGGCAGATTGCCGAGGTCCGCCGTGACCCACCATCCGCCCGTTCCTACCGGGACTGATCCTGCGACTACGCCGGCAATCTGAGTGTCAACATAAGCGGTGCTCGCTTTGGTATCTAATGCCGACTGAGTTGCGGTCGAAACAGGAAGTGATCCAGCCGTGACCTTCTTCTTCGCATTCAATGCCGCCGCATCTTCGATCACCAGTAGATCGCTCGTCGTTGGTGTCGTCTTGCTGGCAATACCGCTGATTTCGCCAGAGGCGTTGACGTGTATCGCATTGGTGTCAGTGCCGCCACCGCCACCCGCGCCTAGCTGCTGTAATGCCGCTTCGACGTTGTCGGTCGTGAAATAGCTGCCTGCATCGACGATGGGTAAGTCTGCTCCGGTTACAACCGTGTCGTCCAAGAACAGCGTTGAGCCGGCGTCTGGCGTCCAAACGCGAAACGTGTGATTCCCGACCGGGACGGCGATCGTCGTTGCGCCAAGGGCCGTCGTGCTGCCGTTGCGATAGACCGTGCCGCCTGCGGCAGAGATCGTGAGCGTGACCGGGACTGTTGCGCTAACCTGGACGACGCCGCCTCGGCCTGCGGTGTAGGCGCTATTCGCGATCGTCAGTGTCTTAGGGCTGCTGCTCCATGTCACAGGGTTGATCGGCCATGGAGCTGATCCAAGCGTGAGCGTGTCGCTGACAAGCAAGCTAACGGTGAGCGCGGGCGCCGCGCCGACGTCTGACAGCGTTACCGACACGTCTCCGCTGAGTGCGTGGCCGTTGACTGTGCGCGAGGTTGGCACACTGGCAGCCGCCGCCGCATTCGCCTTCGTGGTTGCGTCGGAAGCCGCGGTCGAGATCGCGTCGGCCTTCGCCGTGTCCACATAAGCAGTTGTCGCCGTTTTCTGAACCGTCTGACCAAAGAGCGGTAGCGCCAGCGTGAGAAAAACAAGGATACGTTTCATAGGGTTACATTCCAAAATTTACGGGGTAGGTTGAGCGGAGCGGATTCCACTTGGTCCCGTCGTGATATAGCTCGAACAGCGCGTCATCGCCCGACGCGTCGGTTTCGATCGAGTAAAGCGTGTCGCCGGTCGTGTTCTTAATCGTGATGATTACTCCAGCCGTCGCAGGGAGGCGGAACATCAATTCGAGTTTGTTTGCCGCCGCGCGCGTCGCCGATGTTTCATCATCGACCGTCAACAGAGCAGCCCCAGCCGCGAGTGAGACGGTGACGATTTCAAGATGCCGGTGGGCATTCGCATCTGCGATTACGGTCGCGTCTCCAGCCGCCCACGTCTGCACGTGGAATCCGTCGGGAACACTTCCAGCTGTAACTACGCCGACCGGAGTGCCATCGCTCGCCATGTTCACTTCGCAGAGCAGCTTGAACGGCTGCTGCGCGAACGTGTAGCGGGTCACGACGCCGGTTCCATCGGACGATGAAATTTCGACCTCGAAAAAAACAGTGATGTAGCGGTCGGACGAAACAGGAATGGAGTCCACCAGCGCCAGTATTTCGGTTGTGTTCAGGTTCAGCCGCGTCGTCGCAACGTCGGCCACGAGCGTGTACGCACCGGATACCGCCAGCAGAGCGCCATCGCTGGTGTACCGTCGCAAACCAACCCGCATCTCCGTTCCCGCCGGCAGAACGCTCCCCGTCACCTTTGTCGGGGTCGATCCCGTGGCCCCGGCGGTGAACACGATTTCGAGATCCATGATGTCCCCCGCATACAACTGCGCCATGAGGTTTGCTGGCACGGCGCCGTCGCCGAACGAGCGCGTGAGCACAGCTGTTGGGATGTCGATGGTGAAACGTGGGAGCATAGCGCGTCGGGATCAGTCCCTACTGCGCAAGCCAATGAATCCACGAAGCCTGTCGAGAAATACGCTGTTTATTCTTCCGTGATACCTAACTGAGAGCGTTCATGTGCGTGCCTTTGCTTTCTCAATCTTGCGTCCAATGCGGCGCTTCCGTTGGGCTTCCTCACCATCGCAGCAACTCCCGCAGAAGTGATACGGCGCGTGGCCGAAGTCTAGACACTCGCCCGCGCTCCATTCGTTATACCAGTCACCGCAAACCTCACACCGCTCAACGTGGTCAGTGACTTGCCAGTCTTGATTGCCGAGAAACCAGATCACCGTTGCGGCTTGCTCTGGCGTGAGCTTTGGCATGTGGGCTGGCACGATCACGTGCCCTTCCTGCACTTCACCCTGCAAGAAGCTAAACAGCTCCTCTGTGTTCTTTCTGTCGAGTTCGTTTTGGTCGGCTCTCATCGCCCCACCTCGTCGAGTAGTTGCGACGCTGCTGCCCGGCATCGGTCGAGCTCGCGCATGTGCACGAGCGTTGGCTTCGCGTCGTCCTCGACGATTCGAGCGGCAGCACTGGCGAGATTGCGCAGTGCCTCAGCCAGCTTAGACGCTAGTACACTGGCGGCATCATACGCGGCGGTCTGCTTCTGCCACTGATCTCTCCAGTACGCGACCGCTGGCACCGCGTCGTTTGCACTGCGCGCTTCGGTGATGATCGCTTCGAGTTCAGGCACCAACGCAATTGCCTCGGGCATGTTCACGTCGTCGGCGATCGCGCAGATATGCTCGGCGAGATTTTTCATTTTCGTTTCGGGTTCGGGTTTCGTTTCGGGAAATTTAGCCGACGGGTAAAGACCGCGCCGGCGGTTGGACTGTGATGGGTTTTATCTCATCGGAAGTGACTTGGAAATAGAGCTGCCCGCGCTGGCTGATCATACCGATCCGCACGAGCGCACCCATCAGGTTCTCGAACTGCGGGAGCGTGCATCCTTGCGACAAGAGCGCCGCGTAGAGCACACCGGCCGGAGCGCCGAAGGGACCGGCGGCTTTCACGCCTTCGATCACGGCATCACAGACCGCCTTCAGAGCGGCGTTTTGTTGGGGAGTAGGGTTCATGTCTTTTCGGGTTCGGTTCGGGTTGCTGACGGAGAATTTACCGCGGGCAGTAGCCGTGTTTTGACAGCGCCCGGCGCACTTCTTCGAGTGCGCCCATCATCTGATACGCCTCTTCTTTGTCGCAGGCGTTGTCGGTGTGTCTGAGTACCGTGTCGTAACCTACGCGCTTCAGGAATTGGGCGAGCGCATGGCGTTCGTCTTCGGTAAGGTCCGCGGTAAGGATAAGTGGATTTTCCATGGTAGTGTTCGGTTGGTCAGCTCTGCTTCTCTAACTTGAAATATCCACTCGGCGCCGCCTGAACCGCCAGCGAGGTGAAGAGCTCCAGCCCTTTCTTGCGTGAGTCACCGTGCAGACACCAATCGCGGATCTCCGGCATGATCTTCGGAACCGCGTACTGCAGCAGGTTGTTCTCTGCGATGATTTGAAGATGCTCGGCCATCAGCGCCGGACAGGCACCATCCGGACCGGTGAACCCATGCGCACGGTGTTCCTTGTCGCACTCAGCGAACCACGGCGTCGTTTGCGAATCCGGCGCGAGCCAGATGTATTTCATGTCGGTGATGACCTCGCCCAGCTTCTCGCCACGGGCGACGTTCTTCGGATCGACCGTGAACGTGTAGAGCTCGAACAGCGGTTGAATGTAGGCGTCAACGCGCTCGCGTTCGAGTTGGGCGAAGGCTTTGGCCATCGCGTACGCCTTCACGCAGGCCCAGAACGTCGGGTCTTTGGCGAAGGCTTTGAGCTTCGGGATAGTGAGCGGAGAGGACTTCGTTTCGGTGGTTGTCATTTCGGGTTCGGGTTCTAACTGGAACGATCTAAGAAGATCATAAAGGCCGGTTAGTGTAAAGATAAAAAAGAACTAAGTTTCGTCGTCCGCCACGCACTCGTCGTTAATTCGGGTTTAGGTTAAAACGCTCAGTAGCCTGCACGACGCAGTAGCGCCCATGCCGACTCGTCACCTGCTCCCCACGCTTTCTCTGCACTCCAGCCGTACTTCTGTCCAGTCGCCTGAACATGTGGCGACTCACGCAGCCGCTTTTCATCGGCCTCCTGCCTAGCGTCGTCGGCTTCGCGCTGCTTTGCTCGTTCGATCTGTCCAGCGATATCTTCGGGCATTTCTCGGAGGCCCACCAACCACGCATTTTTTTCAACGAAGCAGTTGCCGGGAAGGCGTTCGCGAAGTTCCGAGATCAAATCGCGCAGTCGCGCCCATGCATCCGGCCTCGTCTTCCAGTATTCAGTAAACCTCGCATGAAAGCGGGCGGGCGCATCATGCGCTTCGGAAGCCGGGAGCACAATGCTTTGGGACGGCATTGCGTTGTTTATTTCGCCGAGCGGCGAGTATTGATAGGTCAGAGACGGCGTGAAAATTTCCATGTTGGGTGGGCGGTTGAGGTTGAGACCTGCGAGGACGTGGTTAAACCCGCGCCATCTGGAGCGCAAGAGCTTCGACGGCCCAGGTCTCGCGCTTCGCTTCGTACGCGCGGATGTAGCAGCCACGGTCAGCGAGGTCGTTGGCCGTAACCCACATTTCGCCTCTCTCGTGCTGGAGGTACTTGCCATTGCTCAGGATCAGCGCGTTTCCCTCGGCTACGATCGTGACCGCGTTGCGGATCTCTTCGAAGTGCGGAGCGGCGTGGACCTCATCGACCTCGCGCGTGGTCTCCACACGGACGCTCTGACCCCAGTGGTAGTCGGTCTCGTCCGATTGCGCAGTGTGGAACGGCTTCGCGAACGCCTTCACCTTGGCCAAGTCAACCGAGGCATCGCGGACGGTGATCCGGAGCCCGGGATAGCCATCGGACGAGACTGTGACCTGCCGGGCATTGTAGCCGAGATTGGCTTTGATCAGCTGGCGGAGAGCTTCTGGCGTTACGCGTTCGCTGCTGGAGCGGGTAAGTGTTTCGGTTGTCATGTTCTATTCGGGTTCGGGTTAATCTGACTACCCAAATAGAAGAACAGAAATCCGTGTTAATGTAAAGAGGAAAAACAAATAAATCGAAAGTATTTTCGCCGGTCTTTTCAGCGACCAAGCTCCGGGTTCAGCTCGCACAGCCGTTCATACGCGCCTTTGTCCGCCGGGCACTCGACGTAATCGACGCTCCAGCTAAATCCGTTGTGAAACGTCTGCACTTTCTCATCGGTGAAGCAGCCGCGCTCCTCGCTCCATTTCGATTCCGAGCAGAGCACCGACGGCGTGACGTTGATCCTGCCAACGCATCCGAACATCACCGGCCGCGCCACGACGTAGCACCATGCCGCGCCGTTGTGCGTATCCGGCTTAGGATGGCCCTGGCTATACGCTGGCAGCCGCAGGTTCATCAGATGGCCTGCGCGTGGCCCGGCGGTGGGTAGGGCAGCGACGTGCAGCCATTCCTTGCCGTCGGGATCTCGCTTCAAAACAGCAGTGCCTTTGATCTCGTCGCTCATGTCCGCAGCACAGAGCCGTGGCCGAGTCGGTCAAACTTCTGACCAAACAAATCACTGCCGAGGCATCACGTCGAGGTACGGGCCTCCGGAGCCAGCGCCCGTCAGGTGGATCGAGTACGCGACGCGACCGTGCGGCTTCTGCGTCGGCCATCCGTCATGATAGTATTTATCGTCAACCTCACGATCGACGCACACGAAGCAGCCGCCCACCGCGTCCCGCATCGCCCGGACCAACGTCAGGGCATCGACCGCGAGCTCGGTCCACGGGATCGCTACGAGATCCATGTCTCGCGTGTTCGTGCCGTGCGTCGCCAGCGCGTAACCGTGGGCGCGTGCGACCTCTGAGAGCTGAGGGTAGAGCACCACATACGCCGCCGTTATCGACGCGGGTTTCACTCGTAGAACGATTCAGGAACGATCACCCCGCCGTGGTTGGGGTGAAATTCCAGCTCATCGACGCGCTGCGCATCTACCCCTGTTATGTTGCACGTGGGCCTCCCGTCGAACGTCGGAATACCTGGCTCTACCGCTTGGCAACCCACCACGCACACCGTCTTCACGACAGCCGACTCTTTGATTGCCTGCATGGTCCCCTGATCGACCGCCCGGCCGATCTCCGTTCGGGCGATCGTCGGAATGCGTGCACTTGCGATCTCCGGAATGGACGATCGAACTGCGTCCACCGTTTCACGGATCGTCAGGCCGTCGGCCATCGACTGCTGAATCACCCGGTTGAGGTTGGCCTTCGTGGTGTCGTTGATCCGCGTGACCTGCTGCGCAAGCGTGATCGACCGGCGGAGGATGATCGAACTAGCATCGTGCACCGCTTCCTCGCCGAGAAAAGTAACCGTTCGATCGTACGCCTTGGCTGCCACGCTCTGCACCGCCGGCTGGTAGTCCATCACGAGCTCGATGTCCGCATCAGCTCCGAGAACTTCCTCGATCGCTTGCCGCCAGAGTGCTTCGTGAGCGCCAAGGTGGATGTCGAGCTCTGCTGTCTTGGTCATCGGTACGTCAGCCGAGGCGTAGTGCGCCCGCTGTTCGAACCATGTGCATACCGCCTCGATCTTCTGCGTGAAAAAGTTATGCAAGATCCGCGAAAGGTTACGCTGACCGGCGATCATCAATTGCCGGCGGCTTCGGATCATGTCGCTGCGGATACGCGCGCGCTGAGCGTGCACCGCTTTCGCGCCGGCGTGGAGTGGAACTGACGACGTACGAAAGCACTTGAGCTGACGCGCGGCGTTCATTGGCCGGCGGCACGCGCAGGGCTCCGGAAGATTAAGCAACAACGGCATTGTCTTTGCCGGGCTTCGGCTTGCCGGCCGCAGGGCCGTTCGGATTATTCTGATCTTGCGGCGGGGCTCCCGTCGGAGGATTCGCGCTCGCATTAGAGCCCGCCCGTGCATCGTCCGGAGCGATGCCCGCGACCTCGATCGGCACGTGGATGTTCGAGATGAAATACTGATCCATGTATGGATCATTGATCGTCGGAAGGCCGCAGAACTTGCGTAGCTCATTCGGCGAACAGCCACCGCGGTCGAACAGCGGGCCATGATCCTTCATTACCTGCTCAACGTCGATCAGGCCGGAGAGCGAGAAGTCGAGCTTCAGGTCGGGACCGAACGATGGGATCAGCCCGTGCGGCGAGTTTATCGCATCGGTAAAAAGATTGAGGAGCGGCAGGCAGGTGTATTTTCGGAACTGGATGTCCTCGACGCGGGCCGTGGCGTAGTTGCTTGAGCCAAATCCAGCGACGGACAGCGGTACACCGTGGTTCAGGAAAATCTGCTCAACATTCACCTTCGCCTTTTCCATCTCCTGCATCTGCTGCGCGGTAATGCCCATCTGGAGTAGCGACCATTTGCCGTTCATCCAGGCGACTTTGCCGGAATTTTTAACGCCGGCATATTTATCGTTGAACGCCGCCTGCTGTTTTTCCCAGTCGGACTGCACGCCCTTAAACTCTTCTCGCACGAGAACAGCCGACGGCATGGCGCCGTTCTGCATGAACCGTTCGTTGTAGAGAGCGCGGTTGATGAAATCGTCGAAGACCGACTCGGCTTGTTCGATCTCACCCAAGCCCCAAATCTGACTACCTGCATTCGGGCGCTTGAAATGGATAATCTCGTCCGGCGTAAACTCCACCTCACCGCCGCTCACCCGGTAGCAGTATTTTGCCACGCGCATTGTCCTGTCGGGAATGATACGGATTAGGTGCGGGTAGAGGGCGAAGATGTTCTTCGGCTGTCCGTAGCCGTTCATCTCATCCTTAAACCAGAAGCAGTTGCCCGTGGATTTCATGTGCGCGACCCACAGATACAGCAGCTCGGAAATTGTGTCGTACGGGTTCGGGTTCTTCAGCAACCGCGCCAGTTCTGGATCCACCTTTACCTTTGCGCCGCGCTTTCTTTTGTCCGGGTCGCTTGAGACGAAACTCATGTCGGTCGAGAGCACGACGTTCGCCACGAGGTCGATCGCGCGAGCGGAGGCCCAGACCTGTTTCGTGCTGGCCTTGATGTAGGACGAAAAGCCGGCGAACTTATTCGTCGCGACGCCAGGGCCTAGCGACATGATGCCGCCGAACGATCCGTCACCTTCGTTATCATCGACTCCGAGTAGCATTTTCTGATCGTTAGATCGGAAAGCTCCAACCAAAGATTGGCGGTCAGCAATGAGCGCAGCCGCCTTGGCGGTCGGTGATCCAAAGAATCGCGGCATGGTAGTGTTCAGTTCAGTTCGGTTCAGCTCTGGCGTTCGCACGCTTAGAGAAACACCTCTGGCCGTCTAGCAATTCCCTTAACTTTCGCGCATGGGCACAAAAAAGCCGGCCCACCTCGGCGGACCGGCTCGAAACTATCTCAACGATCAACCTCGTTCGACACCGCGCGGCCCCGGGATCTTGCCGAGCAATCGGTGATAGTCCGTGACCTCGTTCTGGATCGCCTCGAACACCTTTGCCGAATCGTCGGGAGAGAGATTGGCTGTCTCCATGATTCGAAAGAAGCACGCGGCGTATCCAGCCATGAACATACGTTCACTCTCTTGTTTCTGAGTCTGGCTGATCGGGTGCATGTGCGGCTCCCAGACAGAGGCGCACAAAGATTTGAAAGCGTTTTGTGCGTTCATGGTGAGAGTTTGGTGAGTAGAGCCGCGTTCGCCTGCGCGTCGTGCAGCTCGCGCTCGGTGCGTGCGTGGAAGTAGCGGATGACCGCGTTTCGGTGATTCCAGAAAACACCCTCCAGCCGATCCAGCGACCCGCACGGACAGTCAAACACGTGTGACACGCCGTTGAAGTCGCCGACGCTGATCGAGCTGCTCGCGTTGTCCGGGATGTAGAGATCCGGCTTCGCCTTGCGATTCGCTTCGAGCGCTGCGAGCTCACCGTCATCCATGTTCTCGCCGGTCGCGACGTAGTGCTTGCGGCCACACTGGCACGTCGCGGTCGGTGATCCTCCCCAGCTAAGCATTGCTTCGAATTCTTTTGTCATAGGTCAGAGGGTTTCAGGTTGAACGCGATCAGGAATGGCCGGCAGTGGCATCCACGCTTCAGGCGGACTCACGCGCTGCTCACGCGTTCCCCGGGCACCGGTCGTTCGCCAATACGGCGCCGGCCTATTGGCATACTTGTCGTCATCCCATTCCGCGAGCTCGTGGTAGCCTTTGAATGGTGTTCGGACGAGCACGAGGATTCGTGTTCCATCCCTCGGCGCAGAGTCCATCGGTTGCCAAGGCGGAGGCAACGCGCAGGGCTTTTTCGCGAACAGAAAAGCGAACTCCGGCCGCGTGAAATGCTCGATGATCTTGGCCGCGACTAGACCGTGAGGATCTTTGGGGTCGAAGTGACTCACGTTGGCACCTCCAATCCGCCGGTCGCATGACACCAAACCCGGCTGTGCGCCATCAGCGCCTCGTCGTTCTTCTTAATCTGCTGCCACAGCCCCTCCGCCCCGGCCCTATGGACGCTGCGCAGGATCTCATTGTGCCGGGCGCGTATGATGTTGTCGCTCGCGCGTAGCGCCGTCTCCAACGCCTCGATTCGGGCATGCAGCGTCGCCAGTTCGGCGACGTCCGCCGTTCGCTCTTTGTCTTTGGCGATGATCACGCGGGCGGACATTGCCAAGCCGTGCGTGGCCTCGATCAACTCGCGTTCGATCTTCTCGGCGAAGTCGAGGCATTCATGCGCCCAAAGGGCAACGAGTGGGACGCGCGCCCGCAGCCCGTCTGTTCGTGGTGTGCCGCTCATGGCGTGGCCTTTCGCGCGGCGGAGATCGTCAAGCGAGCCACCTCGGTCGCGAGTTTGTCGGCACTGTGACACGCAACCTTGTACTGGCCCGCCCAACTTTCCGCGGCTTCGGTTGCCCGATCCGCCCGTGCTTTCTCTTCGGCGTATGCGTCGAGGCGTTGGGATGACCGCTCACCGATTTCCCTGATGAAGTCTTCGGTCGAGTAGTCGCCTTCCAGCACGCTATGGCGCTGTGCGAGATGGTAGAGACTGCTCAGCCGGCCATACGCCTCGGCCAGAGCGCCTCCGTTCCAGGCTCGTTTGTACGCCTCGACGAATTGGACCGCGCTCATGCGGTGTCCTTTTCGCTTCTCGTACGTAATGGGTTGTACTCCACGAAGCCGAGCAACGCATCGCCGGAAAAGGTATCCACGATCGACGCGGCGACCTTCCGTCCGGTCAGAGCCTCGCAAATTCCGTTGATCAGACCGATCGGGCGAAGGGAGAAACCTACACCGGCGTCATCCACATAGCGAACCTGAATGGTCGGATGATTCGCCAGTACTTCGTTACAAGAAACACCCTTGTTCAGCAGCTCCATCACCGCCCGCGAATCGGCTTTGCACGCCTCGTTGAGTACACGAAGGAACGAGTCAAACGTATCGGCAGCGGGTCGATTCCGTTCGATTTTCGCCGCGTCTTCTAGGTAGCGAATGCGACCGCGTTGGCGCTCGATCTTTGCCCGCAGTTCGTCGTTCACCTTCCGTTCGGTCTGCAACTTCACGTCGTAGATGGTGGACTCAGTAATGGCCAACGCCTGACGGTTGTTGGCAGCCTCGACCTGCATGGCGATGTGCTCTTCGAGTGAGCAGAGGTCACGGCGCCAGTCCTTCTCATCGTGCACGTAGCGGAATCGCTCACACAGCCGGGCGTGGAATGACTTGAACATGCCCAAAATAGCTTGGGCGTCGTTCTCTCGCTCGGCGGAACGTTGCATCATTGCGGCCACGTCCGCGAGTGGGAATGGCTCATATCCCTCCTTACATGAAGCGATCATCGGGCTCGTGATTCCGCACTTCTTATCCGCCAGCGGCGCGCCCGGTCCGGGCGCCACGACGTTGCAGCCGGTCAACTCCTTCAGCGCCGTCGCCCATTGGGCATGTTTTTGCGTCCCTCGGAAGTGCGCATGGTTGTCGCCGTAGGCTCGGCAGAGCGCGAATCCCATCTCCCATGCGAGGCGCAGGAGATCCTCGTTAACGATACGCGCGGGCACCACGTCCGCAACCGCAGGTTCGCCGGCGGGACAAACGCGAAGCATATCCGCATGCGTCCGCAGCCGCCGCGGGCAGCCGTAGAGCACGAGCGCTCGGATCGCCAGCGCCGCACACTTGCGCAGCTCGTGGAGCGCCCTGTCGCCGGAGTGATACACATACGCGCCACGCGCGATCATCACCTGATCTTCGAGCGTCAGGATTTGGCCCTGCACTCCGTTGTCTTTGGCATCGGCGCGGCTCGTTCCGGCCATGCGGTTCTGGTGGGCGAGCTCTTCGTTCAGAGCTTCGATGACGCTGGGCGTCAGTTGTACGTTCACAGTGTCCATAATCAGTTCGGGTTCAATTCGGGTTAACCAACACCAACAGGAAACCGAACGAGATCAGAGGACGCGCTAAATGTAAAGATAGAATGCGAGCACGAACAAATATCGTGTATGTAATTCCGTGCGGTGGCGCCCTGCCATTTTTCTCCTATGAAGCCGCAAAACGCATGATTTCATAACTAACGAATCACGCCATGAGCAGCACGTCATCATTCGACGCCATTTCCCACAACACCGTCACCGCGTCCACTTGGTCATCGTGCGTGCAGTTCGGGAACTGGCGGAGTTCGTCGAGGAAATCCTGATTCCACAGCCCCTCGACGATAAACAAATTGTCGGCCGCGATCGTCGCCAGCCACGGCAGAGCACGCGTCTGCTTGTCCGCCGCCGGACGGTAGTCCTGCACGATCGCACGGCCAACCAGCGTTTCACGCAACTCCTGCGCTGCCACTTCCCAGCCTCTCACCGCCTCGATGCCAACACGTCCAACATTGTCCACGTTCACCGCGTAGTTCGTAATGGTCTTCTTTTGGTCGGGCCACGCGCGTTTGTCCCGGTCGATGTGAACGATGTAGAGCTGCCTGAGCTCGACTTCTTCGCCGTTGTCCAGCTTGCGTTTCACCGTCCGAACACCGCCGTACACACCCACCGAGTAATCGGCCGCGGTCTTGATACTGATCGCCAAATCCCATCCGCGCATCAGCTCCATGTCCGCCGGCACTTCGCTGCGCTTGATCTTCCGGACCCTGTTCACGTCGCACAAATTGCCGTCCGGTGGGTTCGGCCGCTGCTGGTACTGCGCATTCCACTCGAATGGTCCAACGATCAGCCGGCGTGCCTGTAGCTTGCCAACCGTCCAACGCTCCGGCCACAACGCCTCACCGGCCTTGCGGTGCATCGGGTCGGTCTCCGGGTTCTCGCAGATTGCCTCCATGTTCACGAGCTCGAACACCTCTTCAGGGAAACCCGCATCCTCCAGCTCCTTCACGCGCTTCGGATCTTTCAGCCGGCCGATCAAATCGTCTTCGTGCCAACGCGTCTGGATCACGATCACCACGCCGTCAGGGCTCAGACGGTTGACCACCGTGCCAGTGAACCAATTCCACACCTCGTCGCGCCGCGCCTGACTGTTCGCCTCTGCGCGATTCTTGATCGGGTCGTCGATTATGAAGCAATTATGAGTGAGGATTCCATTAGCGAAGAAGTTCTCAGTTCCTTCAACCTGAAGATTGAACACATCGGTGTCGCGGTATATTCGCTCAACCATGGCCACAGAATCACTGACCGTTTGGATTTCTGAGCAGCATGGAATTGCGTGTGACATTTCAGACAGAGCGTCACGAGGTTCGTTGGTCTGTGATCCGTCGGATCTAGATTGTTCGAGCAGTAGAATTCCATTAGCCCTCGCTTCAGATGCTTGTGCATCTCGTGCGGTTTTCTTGTCATCGGTTTTCGGCATCGCGAGCACGAGACGATCACCGGGGGCAAGTTCCATCGCCCGCGTGTATTCTTTTCCCGTGAAGAAAGGATGCTCTCCCGTAGCCTCAACCACTCGTCCAGAGGCAGTGCTAATTCTATAGATGGTCGCAGCTCGTCGAAAAGCAGTTGCTCTAACACGCCTCCAACACAGTCCTTCGGGTTCATGACTATATGATAACACATAAACGTCGCGTTGCGATATGTTTATATCCGAAATTGGGATGTTACCCTCGCTCGTTGTAATGAGCGTATCTGGTGTTAAACAATCTGCGCCTCTTCCGACACCGCCACCGCCGACGCCGGTCGCGAAGTACGCGCCGCCGTGAACCGTGCGCCAGAGCTTCGTCGTGTCGTGCGTTACGTCGATGACCTGCTCAGGAAAGAATCGCCGGCACCGTGCGCTGTTGAGCACGGCCTTGGTCTGGATCGAAAACTCTTCCGAGAGCTCAGCCGTGTAGCCGGCCTGGATGATTTCAAGCGCCATCTTCCGCGCGGCGGATTTGATATGTGCCCACGCAGGGAACATGACCGAAGTCGTGCGCGACTTGCCGTGACGCGGAGGAAACGAAATCGCCAGCCGCTTGATCTTTCCCGTGTAGCAGTCTTCCAGCTTCCGGCTCAGCAGCTCGTGACACGCGCCCGCGCGATACTTCGGATCGACCAATTCGGAGAATGCCGCCAGCGAATTGAGCGCCCCGTCCTTTAGCAGAAACTCCTGCTCACGCTGGAGCGTCTGCGGGTCGGTTGCGCTGGATACGCTCATAGTGTCGTTTCAAAAGATCGTCCTTCTCTATGTCGGTCATCCCGGTCGTATCCGTGGTCTCGGTCTGGATCGGCGCACCGTTCGGGCCGGAGTGCTCCGCCTTCACGAAGTTGCGCTGCCCCCACTTGTCCGGGTTCTTCCGCTCAAGGCGCCACGCCGCGGCCTGCCAGCTTTTGACGCTGGCTTTCTTGATCGTCACCACGTCGGACAGGTCCGCTTCAGCGACCGCTTTTTCAATTGCGTCAAGAAACTGCAGCAGGAGGCGCTGCTTCGAGCCGATGCGCTGCCTGCCGCCGCCAAGCTCTGCTTTCTTTATGTTCTCGCGTATATCGTTGGCGTCCTTGAACCACGTGAAGTAAGTCTGCTTTGACACGCCCGCGGCAATGGCCGCGGTTTCGATGTAGCTCCCCATGCGGACGTAGCTGACGATCGTGGCGATCAGCTCGGGTGAGAGCTTGGTTGGACGCCCTTCGCGAATGCGGGGAGCCCGTTTTGCTGCAGCTTTTGCCAAAGCTGGCGGGATTTCCGGCGTGCTGTTGGCTTCAGACGACATTGGGAGCGGGCGTTGAGGCTGGCTGATCCGTAGAGTCGGCCTGCGTTGACGTTGTGGCGGTGGCCAGCATCGAGGTGAGCTGATCGATCAGGGCGGACATCGCGACGGCGGTGTTCTTGATGTTGTCCCGCCGCTTCTTCTCCATGATGGCCTTGAAGAGATCATCGTACTTGGCGAGCGGTGCGATATACACCTGCTTGGCGCCGACGAGCTCGGCCATCTTGTCGAGCAAGGCGTCGAAGTTCTTCACCTCGTCAGGGAGGAACCAAAGTGTGATTGCCTCCGTGCGGATCTGTTCGGCGCCGAAGCCTGCGAAGTTCACCTTGGAGATTTCGCCGAGCACCTTCGAGTCGAGACCCGAGTAGATGCGGTCGCTGATGTCGTCGATCTCGTGCCACAGCTCAACGAGCAACTGCAGGTCATCCTGGCCAACGATCGCGTTGTGCGACAGCTGGACCGCGCGCTTCTTTCCGACCTTCAGCTCGTAGCTGAAGCAGAGAATGATTATCTCCTTTACGCCGGCTTCGACCGCAGCTTTGACGCGGTGATTGCCTGAGATGATTTCGATACCGCCCGCATCAAGCTTGTGGCAGAGCGGGACGGACTGGAGCGCGCCGTCGCCTTTGACGTTCTGCATCAGTTGGTCGAAGACCTCCTTTGGCATGTAACGCGCGTTCTTCCGTGTGGGCAGCAAATCAGCTGGATTTACGACGAGCAGTTCGAGCTTGTCGCCGAAGATGCGCTTGCTGATTTCGGTCAGCTTCGCGTTCAGGGATTCGATGTCTTCATTCATTGGCTACGTCTTTCGATTTGAGGCTTTGCTGTTTCTGTAACCATTCGGCGTACAGGGCGCGCATCCGCTTCTGGCCGATGTGCGCATAATAATTGATGGACCACACTCCGCTGTCCGTCTTCTTACGGGAATGGAGCTTGAAGGCGCCGCGGTACTTCATCGACGCGGGGTTGTGCGAGAATGCGGTCGTGAAGATGAACTTCACCGACTGCATCGTTCGGTGTTCGAGCTCGGTCTGCATTTCCTTCGAGCAGAGCGCGGCGAGCACGAGTTTCGAGAGACGGGGATGATTCTCCAACGTCACCGGGAGATCCGACATCAGGTAGAGGCACTGAGCTCCGATGTTCTGGCCCTCCACTACGGCGCCGAATGTCGGGAGTGACATCATGACCTGTCCAAAAACTTTCCCGTCGATCGCGAACACGTAGCAAAACTGGGCGCTCGCCGGCATCGGGATCACCGATGAGAACAGCTGTCGAAAGTAGTTCGCCTCTTTGAATGTGACTCGGTGGAACGTGATGCGCTCTTTCCCCGTGAGCGTGTCGGCGTCGGTGAGGCGTGGCCAGTTCGCCTCCGTGCACTCTACCTTCCGGCGGACGAGTAGCGGTTTCGCCGGGATGTTCGAATAAAGGAACACGTTTTTCGCCGCTCCGCGCGACGCCTGCGCGATCGGCTGCCCGACGATGGCCTCCACCGCGGCGTCGCGGTACTCGGTTCCGAGTGCCCACTTTCCTTTGATGCTCGTGATGAGCTTCGCGAAGTCCTCTTCCTGCCCAATATTCGTGTACGTCGGCTGATTCCACGACACGACCGAATCGAGCCACTTGTAGAGCTTTTCGTAACCGCCCGAATATGTCGGCGGAAATGAAATGACGAACGTCTCTGGGTCGTCCTTGATCGAGTTGATGACTTCCACGCCATCCCGGGCATAGAAGCCGTCCAGCTTCACGAGCCCTTTCTTCTTCTCCAGTCGCTTGAGCGTGCCCTCGTAGAGCTGCTGAGCCTGCGAGACTACCGCATGCCACATCCTTTTTTGAAATGCGTTCTTTCTCGGAGCGTGCTCGCTGAGATCGAGTAAGATTGCGACCGCCGCCGCTTGCCCGATGGGATCAGCGAACATCGGCCTGAATACTTCGAGCTCAGGATCGACGTTCGCCGCCAGCCGGATCACCAAGTCCTGTCCGGACAAATACGCGCCGAGGCTGCATGTGTAGAGCGATATGTCGCAGCCCTCCAGCCGCCCGGCGAATCCGTTCATCCGGAGCGTCGTCTCCAAGGTGAAGTTGCCAGAGCAAACGTTGATCGCTCTCGCCGGCAATTTCGGGATCAGGTCCAGCAAGATCGCCCGCGCGTTTGCATGCACAACACCTTTGAACATATCGATTCTTTCGTTTCGGGTATCCTGCGGCGCTACTCGCCGTCAGGTGGCTAAAATGGAGCGGTGTTCTTTCCTTTCGGAAAGACCCTCCTCACTGGAAAGTGAGACGTGCCGGACACCGACACCGCGTATTAACTAAACAGAAGATCTGTTTGCCCCTTGATCACCTTGCCGCAAGCCATTTCGCGTTTTTCCGCTGGGGGCAGTGGGAATTCGCTGACTTCGGCCATTTCATTCTTCACCAAATAGTCGAGCAGCCAGCCGCGGTGACACGTGCACACGTCTTTCTCGTAGCACAGCAGAATCGATTGATCAGGGATCGAGTCGATGATCGTCTGCAGTTCGCCGGTGTTCTTCAGCAGATCCATCTGCTCAAAGTAATCCGCCTTCATGTCGCCCTTGAAGAGCCCCTGCTTCCAGACCTTGAACGAGCGCCAAACGAGTTTCGGTTGGTAGCTCTTCAGCTTCGCGCCCCACCACTGCGGGGCCATTGAGGCGATCCGGACCTGGAGTGCGGATTCGGGATATTTCTTCGCGGCTCCAAAGTAGCCGGTAAATAGTTTTTTCATTTCGGGTTCGGGTATGGGTTGATGTTGTGACGTGACGCTAAAATGTAAAGACGAAAACGCTCATTTTACGATTAACAGAGGTTTTGAGCTTATCCATTTGGTGAAGTGAAGTTTTTCAGCGCAGCGCAGCAGCGGTTCACAGCCTCTTCGATCGTGGGCGCCTCTTCCGACGTTTCAGAGTGAACGAGCGGCTGCGTCGGGTCGCTCCCGGTAATGCCTTTGAACTTGCTGGCGATCCAACCGTGCGTCAGCGCCGACGGTCGAACAAGCAGACCGTACTGCTTGATTAACTCGATAGTCGTTTTCGACGCATCGACTTCCGGCGCCTCACTCTTTATTATGGACGACACATCGACGATGCCATTCGTACGTTCGATTTCTGCAATGGCTTCAGGTGGAATCACTGTCGGGACTTCCGGCACGAAGATTTCCTCCCAGTCCTCCATCAACCCCGTCTCATTGCTGTCGAAAACGAGTTGGTGCCCCATGTGATCGAACAGGAAATCATTCAGCGCCTTGTCGTGCGCCTCTCCACGGTAGAGCGTTGTTGATTCGTTGCCGGATGCCGCGCTGGCCTGCGCGATCCATACGTGTTTCCGGCACTGCCGGCATCCGATTGAGAATGTGCGACTCATGGCTTGTTGAGACACTTCCCGGTTCTGCGACATAGGTGGCAATCGCCATCGCCGTCATTGTCGTTCGGGCACCCGACTTGCGGCGCGAGTGTCATCACCACCTCACCCTTCGCCTCGAATGTGGCGATCGTGACGTGCTTATGGCCAGCGGCATCAGTCTTGACGTTGGCGAAAGAGACTCGGGCTTTCGGGATCTTCATGATTTGATGAGTTTTGCTATTTCAACGTCACCCTTACGCGGACGATATGCGTGGGAAGCGATCATCTCGCGCTCTCCGTTATCGTAGAAGATTTCAGCCACGCCATAGACGAAGCTCGGACTTCCGATCGGAACGACTCGCGCCACTTTCCTGAACGGCCCCCTCGACCAAGCGAGCCGACACATTTTGCCGGCCCACCAACCATTGTACCGAGCATCAGCCTTTGACAATCCGCTCATGGCTTCATAGGGGTTTGCTGATACAGCGTGTCGAATGTCGGCGCGCATGGGTCATCGATAATCATGAACGTCGCCGTCTTGCCCGCAATTTTGGGCGCCGTCAGCGTACGGTCCAGAGCGCGCCGGGCGGCCTGCAGCTTGTGGAGCGTGTCGAGACCTCGGGCGGCCGGGTGGGGCGCCATGATGCAGGGGAATGACCATCTGGCGCCAGCGAGTCTCACGCCATCCTCCGCGATCTTGCCTAACGCCAGCACGACGTCGGGCTTCTCGTCTTCGAGTACCTTTCGGATGTGAGCGAGATCCGCCGGGAACGCCGCGCGCGAATGTCCGCCGATCTCGCGCGATGCCTCTTCCCAAACGATGTCGTCGCAGAGCTTGCCGAACACCTTTCGCAGCATCTTCCCGGATTTGCAGCCGGCGAACAGTGCGTAATGGATCAGGCGACGGCGGTACTTCTCGGCGTGTGCCGGTCCGCGCTCAGGGTCTGAGGCCATTCGCGCCATGTCGGCCAGGATCTTCTCCGGCTCGTGGAACCACTGGCACTGCATGAAAGCGACGATCTTCATCGATCCTCCGGTTTCGGTATAGGACCGGCAAACTCACCGAGGCAATCCGCCAGCTCTACCTCAAACGTATATTCGCCAAAAAATGAGAGATAGAGTTCTCCGCCCTTGGAGATCACGCATGCTATTTCCGGGATTTCATCGTCGGCATTCTTGTACCAGTACCAGCCCGGGGCTGTCGGCTTCTCATGCGTCCATTTCACAGCTTAACCGCCAACTCGACGTTCGTCACCACGAGGCGATCCACTTCTGAGCGCCCGTGAACATTCGGGCGCTCGCGCTTCGTTGTGGAAACGCTGATGTAGTTCGGCGATAGTCCGGTCAACTGCTGGAACTTCAGAATCTCCTCATTGATCAGGATTCCGATTTGGATCTCAGCGGCGATTCGCGCTGCTCTGATTTCGTTGATGGTCATTTCAATTCGGGTTTCGGGTTAAACTGACATCTGAAGTAAAATAAAAGCCTCGTTAGATGTAAAGACTAAAAAGGCGTGAGCCGAAAGATTCAGCCCACGCCTGACGCTGCCGGGCCGTTCACTGGAATCGACTCGGCGTAAACTTCGGCTCGATCCACTCTTCCCCGTCTCTGTTCACATGCTTGCAGTCGAGATCGTACATCGGAGCCACCATGCCGGGCTCGACCTCATCGAAGTCGTTCGAGAGCGCCACGTATTCGAACGCGTCCATGTCGTAGCGCAGCTCGCAGCTGACCACGACGACACGACTGAAGATCGGCGCGAGTTTAGCGATCGGAGTTTTCTGGATCAGCTCGCGGTTTATCCGGAATTTTCCAAGGCGTTGTAACATAGGTTCAGGCGTTGACGGTTGCGGTTGTTGAGAGGACCGGCGTGGGCCACTGGCGTAGCACTTTCCCGGCCTCAGCAGTGAGACGCCAGAGCTTCACTTCTTTGGCGCGTTTCCCCTCGGTTGCTCGGTCAAACGCACCGTTGGCTGCGCTGTGATCGCGTCCACGGTACGGCTCAAATTTCTCGCCGGCTTTCGTAATGGCAACGACCGAGAACTCAAACATGGGAGTCCGAAGGTTGAGGTTCGGCGACCGGGGCCAGCGCCTCGGCTATGTCTGCCTTGGCGCTCGCCTTCAGACGTTCTACAGCCTGCAGAGCCGTAACGATTTTCTCATTCTCAGTCTGCAGCGTCATCGTCACGAACTCCTCGGTCGTGCTGAGATAAAGCCGATTGAGGTTTCTGATCCGAAGGATGCCCTCGTGCGTGAACACGCGGCTGCGTTTGCCGTCGGCGCCCATGTGCCCGCCGGTGCCCCAGAAGATCGCTTCGTACGCCTCGGAGTAGGTGCACTGCTTGCCGGGTGACTCTTTGAGTTTGTACCGTGCAACGCCGTTGCAGGGCAGCTTGTAGATCCGACGCATGACCGCGTTCGAGATAGATTTTTCGTTCGACATTTTCGTTTCGGGTTCGGGGTTCAACTGGCTCAGGCGGCGACCGGCTTTTTGAGCGGCCAACCAAATTCACGAAGCAATCTCACTTGATCCTTCGCTGTTCGCCGTAGCGGAGCCACATGCGCCAGCGCGTTGTGCATGCGCCAATAACAGACAGAGCGCGCTTGCTTCTCGATCGCTGGATCTGGCTTTTGATTATGGAGCCTCGGCGCCTTCATCCTCTCGCGCTCGTACAGGCGATGTCCCGGGCCTTTGCCGTCCATTTCGATCAGCCCGGCCCAGTCGGGGACTTCGTTCATGCGCACAAGATCCGGCGGAGTGACAAAGAAAAACTGCACCGGCCCGCGCGTGCTCTTCTGATTGAGCAGGTCGTGCTTGTTCAGAAACACCGGCGGTGCTCCGTACGGTCGCGGCCACACCTGCTCGTATTTCTTCGCGTCGGCAAAAAAGTCGGCCCGGCTGATCTTTACCTCGAACTCACGGAAGTATCCGGCCTCTGTCAGTTCGTATAGATCGCACTCCCACCAATCTTTCGGGGTGAAGTGAGGCAGCACGAAACTCCGGCGATAACGCTCGCGTATCAGGGCCTCCGTTATGTCCTGCGCGTTCACGTTCAAAACGTCTTAGCTTCCCTGAGAGCTTCTTTCCAGTCAGCCCACAGGAATGCTGCGCTTTCAAACAGAGAATAGCTCGTGAAGATCCAGCGGCAATAAAACGCGACTGGTAGGAGCAGCAGCAACACCGTCAGGTACAGCAGTAGCGCGATCCGCACCGCGTACTCAGTGCCACGACCGACGACCTTGCCAAGATCGTGCGGGTTCACTTCTGCACCTCATCCGGCTTTCGGACAGACAGCGCGACGGGTGGATGTCCGCTCATCAGAACGGAGAGCCAGATTCGGCCGGTGAACAAAAGTCGGACGCGGTGCCAGAACGGAACCCTCCAACACGAGACCGTTTCACCGGTCGTTCTCCAACAAGGTAGATCCTCGCAAGAGCCATCCGCCTTCAGCGACGCGGGCGCTGTGAAGACGTAGTTAGATTGAGGGAACGGGATCGGGCGCACGTAGCTCATTTCGTTTCTTTCGGTTCGGGTGACGGACGCGGAATTCTGCGTGCAGTTTCAGCTGTTTGTCAATCGCTTCCTGCGGTATCCGCCGACCTTTTACGGTCAGCCCAGAGGCTTCGATGCCGGCGTCGAATAGACGCCACAGCTCTTTTTTCAACTCACGGGACAGCTCGATGTGCTTCATCAGTTCAGTTCAGGTTCAGGGTTCAGGCGTGAATCGGAATCACACGCTGTCAATTCTGGCGTCGATATTCTTCATCACCTGCGCAAGAAACGTGGCACCGCGCCGGTTCTGCATGGTCGCGGGGATCAGCTCCGCGGCCTCGGCGGCGAGCACCCGGCCCAACTTTGCCCGGTCGCTGCCGTTCAGCCCGGCGATCATATTCGCCGCAAGCATCACCTGAATTGCCACCTGTTTCGCCGTATCCACTTTCTTCTGGGCCGAGACTCCGGCTGCCTCGCAGGCGAGTTCAAAACTCTGCTGCTTCATCGAATCCAGGTAGCTGTAAAGGATGGCGCCCGCGCGCTTGTAGTCCTTATCCACACAGCGCATCAGCAACGTTTCAACATGCTCGAAGGGCATCGATCCGATTGCCCGTTCCACCAGCCATTGCTGGAGCGAACCGCTAACAATCAGCTTCCAAATTTGCTCTGAAAGCCCGGCCATTTTCTGAAAAATACGGACACGGTTTACGCTTTCACCCAGCGCGGCGGCGGC